TAATGGGGAAGGCCGCTGGATGCCGTAACTCAGCGGGTTGATTTTCGCACATTTTGGCATTTCGTCAATCCATCTCATATTCACGATCTTCCCAGGCCTGACAAACCCGCATATCGTTGCAGATAAAGTTCAGTTTTTCGCAGTGGCCCCTAAAGCCTGCACCTTTATCGTAGGTTGCCAGCGGGATGCGCTCAATCCGCACTTGTGTCATAAAGCTGTTGTCGTAATACTCGCAGTTTGAGCAATGTTTGCGCCTAGCGTCTTTTTCATCGCACTGCATGGCCTCGGCCAGCCCCACATAAAACTCTTTGTTTGCGCCTGGCTCATTGGTTGGCCCATCAGGGCCATAGTTCCAGTCCTGCACCGCAATGGCATAGTTCTTTTTGTTTTCTGCTGTGGTAATAAAACCCTCACCCATCGGCAGGCCCATAAATCCTTTGGGCATCATCATAAATTTGTCCATGCTGTACTCCTTATGAAATTTCGCGGCCAGATGCGCGAATGGTCAAGGATGTTGCCGCCCCTGCCAGCGTAGATATAAACCCACCAACATCAAGTGCCTGACCCACTAACTCGGGACAAGTGTAGGTCTCATCGGGTACGATGGTTCGCGCATCAATAATCAGGTTCGATGCCGATGCTGAACCAGACACGGTGACTAGGTTGCAACTGAAGGTTACATTGTTGCCACTGGTGTTTGTCACCGTGAACTTGTCAATGATTGCCTTGACATTTGTTGCGGTGTATTGGGTAGTCTGTGCGTTTTCTGCCTGCTTTGCAGGGATAAGCACTTTTACTGTGACTGTCATTGGAAACCTCCGATATTATTTGAAACTGTCAAGATTATGGACGGGATGCCTGGAACAGGGGCAGCGGCAGCAAAAGCCGTAAGTTCAACGCCAAGATCAGTAACGGAGAACATCAGTTCAACATAGTCATTTGATTTGAGATCAAAAAAATAATTTAGTGATGAAAAAATCTCAGCATTGTTGCCTTGAATTCTTATTCTACTGGCGCTGTCTGCTACATCAACACCATTTAAGCGAAACCACAGATCAAAGATTGCCGTACCGCCAGTGGTTTTATCAAGTTGAATTGATGTTTGAAAATCATAAATGCCTTCGCTGTCCACTTGCACCCGTGAAGTTGTAGATAAAAACACGCCTTGACTTAAATCTGTTGTGTTAAATGTGATGGCCTTGGCCGTGTTGATAACCGTGGCTGTCTGTGTAGTGGTGTCGTAAAACGACCCATATTTGCTGCGCTTGAATTCCCTTGGCGGTGGAGTCATCTGCAAGCCCTCAACGGCTTTATTCAGCTTGTCCACCAATGCCAGCGCCTGACTTGCCCTGTTTTCTGCTAGTGCTGCGTTCACTGCTGATTGCTGCGCTAAAGCCGAAATCTGAGCTAGTGCCTCGTTTGCGGCTGCTGCGGCATTGTCTGCCTGAAATTCAAAGTCAGTCCCAACAATTACTTGTAGTTGGTCAACTGTGGAAAACAATAATTCAAACTGCCGAATTTGTTGCTGGTCGGTCAGGAACGCCGCAAGCTGGTCGCGTGTCAAATTCAGTTTGCGGGAGATAGGTGCGGTAGCCATCAGTACGCCAGTGGCTCGATCTGAGCCTCAAGTCTCATAAAGGATACATGAGCATCACTGTCACCACGGAATCGCTGGATGCGCCAGTTCCTCATGTGACCTTGCTGGAACCAGGTCAGGCGCTTGTTGCTTCCGGTAGTGCCTACGCTAATGCTGCGGTCTTGGCTGTAAGCCTTTCCGTCCACGCTGTAGCTGGTGCTTATCTGCGGGTTTTTTCCAATGGCAACGCTACCCGTCAGACTGACTAACTCCAAGCGGTTAAATATCGCGCCGTTGCTTTCGTTGTAGACAATGAGCGTGCCAAACTCCCAGCGCACTTGCTGACCCCAGTGATGGCCGGTGTCCTGCACTAGATAGCCGATATTGCTTGATTGAGGGTCGCCCACTAACCATTTGTCGTAAGCCCACACCATATTGCGTGCTCGGTATTGAGCAAAACCATTTAGGGTGCTTACCAAGATAAACCAGACAGGGGTTTGCAAAGCCTCGGATGCTGCTGCGTCATAGACCAGGGTCTGGTCAGGTAGATGCACATAAAGATGCTGGTGCGCCTTGTCGTTTCTGGCCTCCAGCTTGACCAAGGCTAATTGCGCCTCGCTGTACTGCAAAAGTATATTGTCAATCTCTTGCGTGCTAACCTTTTGCGTGGTAGCCGCTGCGCCTATGTAAATGCCTGGGGCTTCATTGCGTCCACTGCCTAGAAATGCTATGCGCTCAATAAAGACGCAGCACCCTTGTGTGCCGATAACGCCCTTTTGTAGTTGCGCTCCGTCAATCCTTGCGAACGGGAATAGCTCGCCGCCCACGTTATCAAATACTTCAACTGTGTTCCTGTTTAGCGCATAGACCTCGTTTCTTAGCTTTAGCAAAGCCACTATGGGGTCAGGGTCAACCTCTGAGCTACCATACTTCAACGGATTAACGGCTAGCGGGTTGGATAACTCGGTGACGATTAAAAACTCGCCATCGGTGGTCATGAAGTAGCCATCAACCCAACAGAAATCAAGCACCACTCCAAGGTCAGGGTCTGTGACTTGGGTTAATGTTGAACCATCCCAGTAATACAACCGACCACCAGATGCAATCGCCAATTGGTCAAAACTGTAATCAAAGGTGACAAGTTCTGTTATAGGCCCACCAACATCGCCCAATTCCGTCACTGTGCCTGCGCTGTTGATCTCCACCAGCTTTGAACCCATCACTCGATACAAGATGCCTTGCCAGTTAATGCCGCCACGGTCAATGCCTGGGCCTGTGCCGTTAGCCACAATCCCATCTCCAGGTCGCAGAAACCCATTGCTGATGCCTGATTGTTTTGGCACAGGCACAAGGTTGACTGGGTACGATGTACGCAGTTCAGGGGTGTTGTCGGTGTAAATACCGTTCAGGATAGGTATTTGCATTTACTTCTCACCTACTGTTGGCAAGACCTTCTTTTCTTTATCCCAGTATTCTTTGTAGTTTTTTGAAAAGTATTCTGCATCTGCCTCATTGTTAAACGTAATGTAATCTTTGCTTTTCAATGCCCTATCAAAAGCATCGTCACCATAATTTTTTAGCTCTTTATTTTCGTATGCAATTCTTGGGTAAACAATAAACTTATTTGGCCCAGCTTCAGAATACTCCATTTGGTGTGTAGCAATGTCGCCTTTTCCCAAGTCCATGACTGGATATGCCTTGGGGTTAAGAATCCTGCGAACGAAGTTCTTCGCTTGGTTTTCATTCAACACGTTTTTTAAGGTTTCGTAATCCATTCTTATTTTGCCTTGTTGCGTGCGCTGATGCGTTTTGCTTTGGTTTGAGCATCTGCCTTTGAAGTAGCCCCCCAAGCCCTCAAACTCAACAGCAGTCGGGTAGGTTCACCGTCTTTATATTCAGGGCCAGCGTTACCCCCCATACGGGCTAGAAACGATGCTCTGCGCGGGTTGTCACCAGTCTTAACCGGAGGCTTCAGATTCATGCCCTCGGCCTTGGCAGCGGCGCGACCTTTGGCGTTAAGTCCACCACGGGGATTCTGGCCTTCCTTGCGTGCGTAGGCTGGAGTTTTCATCTAAACCCCTTGATCTTTTCGGCGACCTTCTTGGGCTGCTTGGCAAACTGCTTACCTGCCTTCGAAGCCTCACGCTTTGCCCGAGTAGTTGCCGCATACTCAGCCGCAGTCAGGGCTTTGATGGCCTTTGCAGGCAGATAGCGCTCGCCAGTTTCAGACGATGGCTTGCCTGACTTAGTGCGCCAATCTTGCGAACCCCAGTCCTTCAGGCTTTTTTGTGGGGCTTTCATCGGTAGCCTCCGCCCTTTTTCTTGTACTCCACAGCCAATAGCTGGGCTTTTCTCGCGCTCCACTCATTCGGATCGCCGCCCTTTGTCCCTGCCTTGATTCGTTCAAACAAGGCTTTTCGCATGGTTGGCTTTGTGTAGTTGCCAGCCGCATTAACCGAGGACTTGGGTTTGGTTGCCATTAAGTAACCGCTCCGTTGATAACGATAAATTGAATCACAATGGCCTCTGACAATGACCCAAGGGTCACATTCCGCACGTTGATGCTTGCACTTCCTGCACTGACCTGTGCATTCAGTGTGTATGCACCTGCTGTACCTGCACTAACATGATTCAAAATCAATACATCATTGGCTTCAATAATTGTATTAGTTAACGTAAAGCTCACAGTAGTTGAAGCGGCAAGTGCCGCAGCATTCATGGTGATTTGACCACTTTGTTTGCTCAGGGATACTCCAGTAGATTTGCTTGTTGCTTGCGTTACCGCGCCCCCAGCACCCGCCGCATAACCAACTTTGCCACTGCCGCCGTTGTTGATAATGCTTCCCTGAGTTGCAAGAAAACTTGTTAAAGCAAGGCTTGTTCCAGTTGCTGCCCCGATTGCTGGTGTCACCAATGTTGGAGTGTTTGCAAATACGTTTGCGCCTGTGCCTGTTTCATCAGTCAGTGCAGCAGCCAGATTCGCACTCGATGGAGTTGCTAAAAATGTTGCAACGTTTGCAGCCAAACCGGATACTCCAGTTGCAATGGGCAAGCCAGTGCAATTGGTTAATGTCCCCGAGGTCGGCACGCCAAGAATCGGAGTTGTCAAGGTCGGGCTAGTTGCAAACACCAATAGACCAGTTCCGGTCTCATCCGTCATTGCAGTGCGCAGATTTGCACTTGATGGGGCTGCTAAGAAAGCCTGTATGCCAGCGGCTAAAACTAAACTCGTATTTAATGCGTACCAACTGTTTGTTGGTTGGTAGTATCGAATTTCAGTTGCCGCACCAGCAGCTAACGTAGTCACCGCACCATAAATTGCTGCTGCACCATTCAAGGCGATAGTCAGCGATGTGATTTCTTGTGTACTCGAAATAATGACCGTAGTGCCATCAGGCACACCAGTGTTCAAAGGCAGCGTAATCGTGCCCGTTGCCAGCGTTCCAGCGGGTTGTAGCAGCATCCATTGCTGTTCTGAAACAGGGGTCGGCACGGTAATGTTGAAACCGTTGGCAGGCACAAAGAGATTTACCGCCAATGTGGGCGATGCAAAACTTTGCTGGAAAAACGTCAGCAAACTTCCGATAGATGTGCGCCGTGCATCCCCATTGTTTGGCGAATAAACGGGTAATTGGTCTCCGCTGGAGATTGTGTTTAGGACGGGCAGTTGATTGATCGTTGGCATGATTGTCCTTAGTAATATTCGATAGGCCCATCAGGGCCAGCGTTCACAGGCAAATAAGGTGGTCTGACATACGGGTTGTCGTAGACGCGCCAGGGCTTGTTGCCAGCACCCGATGGGGTTGTCGCTGGTAGTTGTTTCTCAAGCGGGAATGTAGCCCTTTGAAGCAAGATGTCATAACCCTGCTTAGCAGTGGTCTTGGTTTCAATCATTACTTGCTTACCAAAACTCGGAGCCAGTCTGATTCCTAGACTGCAAATGATTGCTTCATAGGCAGAATCAGGGACGTTAGTTTCTTCGTCTAGGTCGCTGTCCTGGGGGCTGGATGGCAACGGATAACCCAAGCGGATGCCCTTGGCGTTCCAGTCGGCCATCATTGCATCTAAGCGGCGTAGGGCTGATTGCAATTGCTCTGGGCCGAGGTCGAACACATAAGAGGCAAGCCCAATCTCTTCAAAGGCTGCGCTTATGAATTGTCGTTTGGTGTAGCCCATTGCATTTCCTCAATGTGTTTCAGCAGTGTCGCATCTGACCAACGTTTGTCAACCTTTAGCCCAATCGCCTCGGCCTGTTGCAGCATCTCTTCGCGGGTTGCTGGACTTTCGTCTACAGGGATGTCAAAAACTTCAACTTCAGACACTACCACGACTTCACGCCTACCAATTGGCGATGGGCGAACTTGCTTGGTTGCCTTGCGCTCTATAGCCTGTGACTTTTTCAGTTTGCGCTTTTGCAGACGCAACTCTTTCCACGGGGCAAGAGCCTTGGTCTTGATGATTGCGGCAGACTTAATCATTTCTTTTTCATTGGGGCTTTACTTGGCTTACCGGCAGCTTTTGCCGACTTAGCCGCCATGCCTAAAGACATTGCAATAGCTTGCTTTTGGGGCTTGCCTGATTTCATTTCCATTGCAATATTCTTGCCTATGGTCTTTTTGGAATAACCTTGTTTCATTGGCATTTTTAGCTCCATGTAGAACAGGCCAACATCTCTGCTGGCCTGTCTAGTTGATTAACCGATACGGTAAACGATAAAGGTATCAGCCGCAGTCTTGCGTAAACGGAAGCGTGCAGATGCACCAGAAGTAGCCGCAGTCGTAGCAGCACCAACAATAGTCACACCCGTATTAACCGTGATGGTCAAAACAAATGCAGCCAAAGTAATGACGCTAAAGTCGAATGCCTCACCGATTGCCCACTCAGTTGCCAAGTCAAGGTTTGCACCTGTTGGCAGTTGAATGCTACGCGCAGTGGTTGGGGTTGCAGTGACGATACCAGTCAGCACCTCTGCTGCTGTGGCAATCATCGATGCGCCATCAGCTATGTTGGCTGGCGCACCCTGAAGTTGCCAATTGCCATCATCAGTGATTGCTGGAGCAATACCAACTGCGTAAAGCGCACCCGATGCACCAGCTTGAATAGTCACGCTGGTGGCATTGGTAAATGCGCCTGACACATAGGTGGTGTTCTCAACTACGGTCAGCAAGTCTTGTGATTCTGGGAAATTGGGATAACCAACTTCTTGAAACACGCTTGCCGATGAGTAGGCTTGAACGGCGATTTTCTCGCCTGCTGGCACGGTAACGGTGGCCGTACCTTGTGCAAAAACTACGTTGTAACTCATGATAACTCCTTAAGGTGTTTGGTTGAACAACAGGATGCCGGACATCTCTGGTTGTTTGTTGACCACGCCAAACAAGGTATCGAGGCGATACTTGGTTTTCATGGTGTTCACATCGTATTGCTTTTGCATGACCAATTCGATGCCCTGATCTGTCGAGGCACGCATCACTGCGACACCAGCATCAGAAGGGACAGCGTAACGACCAGGCAGAATCTCCAGCGCATCTTTCTGCCAGAAGCAGTTAATAGGTGCGGCATCGGTATTCAAGCGGTTCATGGTGCGACCAGCGGCGGCAGTCACGATACAGTTTTGATACTGCAACTCGGCATCAGTTCCACCTTGTGCGGAAATAATGGGAGGTGTGATTACGCAAGTGGTTGCATTGGTCACGCTCACCACACGGAAGGTCTTGGAGAATCCAGTACCTTGCTTGGTGATGTGATGCACGGCCTCAACGCCTTCGATCTCAATTGCAGTCCCTGCTGGCAAGTCGGTGGTGCTGGACACGGTAATCGTTTGGAAACGATTGTCCACGTTAGCAGTCTCACCAGTCACGGCAGTCGAGGTTGCAACGGGCACATAGTAGTTTAATGCGCCAACCAAAGTGCTCATCGTTGGGTCAGCGCCGGTAGCCGCTGCAATACGATTTGCATAGTCAAGTTTGTAGGTCTCAAAGCCTGCGACCATACCGACATAAGAACGCTCGAAAGCGGTGTTCGACTTGTTGCCAGCAAAACTACGCGATACGGATGCGCTACCACCACCACCAGCGATATTGCCAGCAATGCCGTTGTAGTCGCGGCTAGACAGTGCCAAGTAACGGTCAAAGGCTTGTACGCCCTGCTCGTTCATGATGCTGTCGCACAGGGCCACATCGTCATAATCACCGGCAGCGGTGCTAACAGTAACCACCAACGAACCGAGATTGGCCGCAGTGTTCATGATGGCGATGTTGATGTCGGATGCCAGTTTCTGCTTTGCAGCTTCGCCCAGGCGACCTTCTTGCAGAGCATCACGCAATTCCAAAGCGTCCAGAATAAACGGCACAGACTTTTGAAAGCCAAGTGTCGCAGGGACTGAAAGTTGGGTGTATGCGGTGAAGTTATTAGTCTGATCCATTCCGTCATACGACTGAGCGATGTACGGTTGTGGACGATAAATAACGTTGTTGGTGCGTTCCATCATCGAGCCATCTGTGTTGTAGATGGACACGTTGCGGGACAAAACTAGAGCATCGTTAAAGCCTTCGAGGATGTCCTCGAACGCAACGCGCTCTTCCTTACTGAATGAATTGCTCATAAAAACTCCATTGGTTGAATAAAAAATTTCGGCATTGCTGCCAGGTTTCTCTACTCACCAATGGGCTGGCGGGGGCCATTCAACTACTATTTTTTCGGGCTAGCGATACCCGTTTTGCGCATTATGCCTTTTTTTGGCGCTTGTATGCAATAACTTTGGTCATATTGCCGGTTCGGGCTGCTTCCTCCCGCAACCGTTCGAGTGTAGAGTCCACCGCGCCGGATGATCGGCCAGTGCCGGTAACGACACGTTCGGGGGCTGGCGCTTGCTTTCGGTTAGTAACTTTCAATTCTTTCTCCAGTTTGGCAACCGCAAAGGCAAACTTCACGGGGTCTTTAATATCGCACAATTCCTTGGCCTTTTTCGGGTTTTTGCCAAGGGCATAGATAACCAGCGCGGGATTATCCGCACCTTGCAGGACTACGCCTTGTTGGGTAATTGAGGAAACTTGCTGGAATGCCTCTTCAGCATCCTCAAAGTCTTTTACTCTTAACTCGGCTTTTGCCTTGCCATATCCGTCCAGCCTGGACTGCCATGCTTTCTGCTGGTTTACAACTTCGGCTTCTTGCCTGGCGTTCACATCGTCGGCCTGCCGCTTACGGTCAAACCAAGATGTCAGCGCCTCTTCATACTTATCTGCATCGTAATCGTGATCTTCCAATTTAGGCTTATTGCCTATCACCACTGGCTTGGTCTCAGAGGGTGCGGCTTGCAGCTTGCCTTGCAGTTCACGGTTTTGGCGTTGCAGTTCTCTATTCGTCTTACGCAACTCGCGCACCCATTCAGGCGCTTGGGTATGCTCTTCAGGCGGTGGTGCTTCCTCGCCGATACTGACAACTACCTCTTCCTCTTCGATCTCTTCCTCGTCAACGATTTCGTTGATTTCTACAATTTCCTCTAACTCGATTTCATTTCCCATATTTAACCCCATCTAACTCACCCATTAGAACGGCTGGGTGGATGCCGTTTGTTGTTGAACAACACCGCCGATTTGTTCGGCTAGTTTTAGCGCATGATCTTGCGAATCCATGTCCACGTTGCTCAAAGTCTCTACCGTTTTGGCGCGGCTAAGTTCTGCATCTGCTACGGTCTTGACCGTATTAGCGCGAGCCTGGGCTGCCTTGGCAGTGGCTTCCTCGGCTGCGGCTTGTAGATACAACGCATTTGGGTCTTGCGGCTGACCTTGCATCTCTTCCATGAGTGTTTTGGCCTCGTCATCGGTAGACTTGACCACGCCCATCCGCAGTAGCTTCTTGCGGAAATAAGCATTGGCATCACCTACGCCTTCGCCTTCCATGTTCATCATTGCCATTGCGGTCAGAACTTGCTGGGTTTCAGGGTCTTGAGTGATCTGAAGCATTCCAGTCAAAGCCCTAACAGTAGCTGCACGCTTGCTGCTGGACGATGGGCCAACGTCTGCCACAACGTCAAAGGTGGCATCGCTCAAGTCGTTTGCCATCTTTATCTCGCCCGTGTCCTGGTCAATCATTGGCTGCATTAACTCGACCATGCCAGCCTCACCAGTGGGCGCAATGGTTTTCATCCGGCGCTTGTCCTCGGTGTAGATTTCCTTTGCCATACTCAGCCAGATTTCACCGCAGCGTTTCATGCCCTTGGCAAAGTTGCTCATGTAAATGAACGTCTGCATATCAATACGGGTCTGAATCATCTCCACCGCTTTGCCGGATACGCCAGACACTATCTTGTCAGCGCCTTGCGGGTTGCCCAAAATGTCCTGCATATCCTGCTCGGTAATCTGCAACAGTGCGGCCATTGCTGGCGGGATTGCTGCGCTGCGGGTGTAGGCAACAGGCCCAGAGATTTGAGTGCCCCCATCAGCCCCAGTGACAGGGTTAATCAGTAGATAAGGGTAATCCCTTAGATTGTCCTCTGCCCACATCACTTGATGCCCTGCGACCTGTTCGGGGGTCATAATGGGCTTTTCAATGCTGGACAGTGCGCTTATCTCGCCCAGCTTGCTCAGCTGCATATTCTTGAGGCGCTGTGCATCTTTGGCAAGTCTGACCGCACCCATGCATCGCTCGATGTTGTCCACAAACCACCGCTTGCCGTAAACCACCACAATCGGTATGCACTTGCCAGCGATGTATCCTGCGTCCTCAAGAACCTTGCCGCCACTCATGATGTACTTGCGAACCTTCATGCGCTTGACTCGTTTCTGCCTCACTTCTCTTGTGCCGATAGCTAAAAGGGTTTTCTCTAAAGTCTCGTCATCTGCAAAGTCGGTAGCGGTGTAGCGTTCCTCGGTTCCGTCAATTGCTTGGAATATCCGAATAGTCTCGGACTTTTCCTCTAGCTTGTAGTATTCAGCGACAAAGACAATATCAGGCGTTGCCCAGTCAAACTCGTATTGGTGGATGATCTTAGGCCAGTCTGTCGGGTCATCGTTATAGATTTCCATGTAGCTGTCGCGGGTCATACTTGTGACCACGAAGCAGTATTTAGCGTCTGACTTGTCCTGGCGCTTGGCGTTCAGGTCAAAGAATACCGAACTGTCAGCATCATAGATTGGCTCGAATCGAATGCGCTGCTTGTCGTTCTCGTCGTCCTCTTCGTCCTCATAGACTGTGCGCAGCCGCCATGCTCCAATGCCGCCGCCTACCGCTTCCTCAAAGGCGTTGTCGTAGGCTTCGTCCGCGACTGAGGCTTGCTCATCAGCGCGGTATAGCCCATCGCAAACCTCGGCCAGCTTGTCATTCTCTGAACCGTCCTTGCTTACATAATCGACCGTGATACGGTTATTTCGGTACTCGTTGACGATACGAATGACCGCCAGCATGATCTTGTTTACTTCAAACTTAGGCTTGTTTTCGTACTGGTCATAGAGTGGGCCTTCCCACTGCGCACCGCAAAGGGAATAGAAACGCCGGTCTTGCAGGCACTGTAGGCGCTCATCGCGCAGCGCCGTTTGGATGTCGTTAAACTGCCGCAGCGCATCAGCGTGCAGATTTGCTAGGCGTTGGTCGTTGGGTATTCGTGCCATGTTTGTCCTTTGATTACCACCGTTTGACGTTAGGCAATGGCGTAAATGTAGCCGCTTTTGTGACCACTGACCGCCGGATAGCCTCGCAAGCATATCTCAAAGCATCGATCACATGATTCTTTTTGTCCTCAAGGTGCGGCAGGATTCGCCCTGTCAATGGGTCTGATTTATAACTGTAAAGGCTCAGTTCGTCAATAGTGTGTGTGCAGCGCGGGTGAACCACGATGTCGTAATTCTTGAGAAACTCTATGCCTTCCTCTACTGACTTTGGCCCTTTGACCGCTGTCATTATCTTAGGAAAGCCGTTGCGCTTCATGTGCGATATGGTCTCCGGCCTAGCTGAATCGGCCACGATAGGCCATTTCTCAGCCTCCGGCACTTGCATGAATAGTTCGGGCGTATTCACAATCTCGCAGCCCACCATATAGGCTTCGTAGTCAATATAAAGCGTGCGCCCGATTATGTGGCAGCGCACCAATACTGTCGGGTCAACTGCAAATCCCCAATCGGCTCCGAGCCGGTGGATAGCCTCTTGTGGCGCTTCAAACTCGTCAATCTTCCAGTTCCTAAATACCCTGCTGTTGCTGTTTCTCAGGTATTGACCCATCCAAACGTGCTGGTATTTGTCAGGGTCACGCCGCTTGTCGTACTCCATTTCCTCTTTGAGTACGTCAGGAAACCAAGGGTTTTCTCCAAAGTTCACCTTAATAACTGTGGCATCGGTTGGCGGCTCTGGCCCACGCAGCAGGAAGTCCACGGGGTCGCTATTTTGGCGGGGATTCCACGTGAACCACAATTCAGAATCAGGCTTGCGGATTGTCGGGCGTAACAGGTCAAGGCTGGTCTGGCTGAGGCTTTGCGCTTCCTCCACCCAGGCGCAGTCGTAGCCTTCCAGCGACTTAATGCTGTCAGCGGTGTGATTCTGCATACCTTGGAAAATAATCGCGCCATCGCCCTTTCTGGACTTAATAACGGCATCCTGAATCTCAAAGTAAGCGCCAGCATTCATCGCCTCAATCTTTGTTTCCAGCAGCCGCTTGACGGACTGATTGAGGGATTTCTGAATCTCACGAACGCAAACGCTGCGCCTTTTCTGGTCAATGATGTGCGCCTCAATCATTAACTCGGCAAACATGTGAGACTTGCCCGAGCCGCGGCCACCCCATGCGCCTTTATATCGGCTGGCGTCCAGCAGGGGCAATGCCCATTCAGGCGTTTGGAGTTGGAGAGTAGTCATGCTACTATTTTTTAAGTCTTTTGTTTTGGAAGTCCCAAGCAAACATAAAAGCCTTCCATTTCATTTCAGACGAAGGCCAATCAAATATCCACACGCCATCCCAGGTAGCGCCCTTTAATGCACGATTGTCGTATTGTCCTGATTCTTTTAAAAATAGTGCGAATGCAGCCTTACACGACTCCAATTCACCATAATCTGATTTCGGGTTATCCGATATAGACGCCAATTGTTCCAAGCGTTGAATGCGTCTTTCAATATCTTTCATATTAGTCCGATCATATTTTTACAATAACGCGCTCAATCTTGGCAAACTCTAGCGGCGCACCGTCAGCGCCAGTTAGCTCATGCTTTTGGGTTTCTGCCCATCGCATCTGGGTCTTGCTCCACCAGATAGCCGCAGTCGTGTCGCCTGCCATTACCTTTTGGAATAGGGTTTTACCTACCTGTGCGTTTGCCTTTGACTTGCCGCTGACCAACTCAGAACTGAAGTGCGCCCTGAGTGTGTCAATGTGTATTCCATCCCGAACCAATGCGCCAATCTGCTCAATGGGCAAACCGTAGCCTGACAGTGCTTCTACCTGTTTGCGCTCGGCTGGTGTAGGTTCGAAAGCTGGTCGGCCTGCGCCTGGTCGAGCGCCGCCATTGCCGCCAATCTTTTTATAAGTGGGTTTTTCAGTTTTAGTCATATTATTCTGGGCGAGTTATCACCCAGCCTGCAAACTCTCCGAATCGAAAAAACTCGTGTGCATTAGGTACTGCGTTTTGAACGAAACTATAAGGAATCGGTCTTTGTATACCAGATAACGATAATTCTTTTGCAATAATCTCGTCCGACTTTATGCCTGTTGATACTTTACCGGCGATTGTAAGTCTGTGCATAACTGTTGAGAGATAGCCTGGTGGACCTTCGCATTTATCTAGCAAAATTACAACGCCGCCTGGTTTCATTTTTTGACATAAGTCTTGTAACCAACGCTTACGGCTCACCGGCGGCAAGAACATCATTACCAGCATACAAACGGCAACATCAAACTCTTCGTAAGGGTAAACCATAGCATCGGCTATGACTAACTTCCCAGGCGCATCGTATTTCTCTGCCATTGCGTCACTGTCATCTATAGCAATAAGAGTCGCCTCGCGTGATGCGATTACATCAGCTAACGCTCTACCTATATTTCCTGTTGATGCGCCTATGTCGTAAATTAAACCTTTATTGTGTAGATAGTGTCGAGCAACGTGAGCAACTGCGCCTGTAGCTAGATCATACCAAGGCAGAGTCGCTTTAACGTGAGCATCAAACCCTTTTGCGACTTCTAGGTTCTTAAATGTCCAGTCATTAGGTATCTGCATTAAATACTCCTAAATTACAAAGATTGTCGGCTACGGCTTTCATCATTAGAGGCGCAACCATTCTGCCTAATCTCTCTACCTGTTGTTGGTAAGTGCCAGTCAAAACGTAATCATCTGGCACGGACATGATGCGCTTTACCTCAGATACGGTGAAAGCTCTGTTATCCCAATGACAAGCGTTTGCTGCGCCTATTGAGCCATTTGTTGCAGTAATACATTGACTGTAGCTTTGTGGGTGCGCTTTTTTAAGGCTGAATCTTTTTGGATGCGCTCCACCCATCGGCACGTCTTGCAATAACTTATATACTGAATACTTTTTGATGTCTGTCTCGACTTTGTCGATTTCTGAAAAAGTCAGCCCCTTAAAAGCATCTGTCAGATTAACGATCGAACTTTTGGGGGCTGGATGTAATTTATCATGGAATTCTGGACGCCAAAGGTCTTCTCGTACTCCTACAAAAATTGCTCTTGCCCTTGACTGCGGAACCCCTAGCCACTTGGCATCGAGAATCTTGCAGCTCACTTGATAGCCGCTTATCCGCAGCTCTCGCAGTATTTCGTTCAGATAGCCCTTAGCTGTACCCTTTGCTAAGCCTGACACGTTTTCAGCGACAAAGACTTTGGGCATCGTCCCTCGTAAAATTCTGATGTATTCAAAGAATAAATCCTCTACGTTCTTTTGCTCACTGTCTGAGTATTTTTTGGTTTTGCCCCAACCCTTTTCACGTGCGCCAGCGGTTGAGAATGCCGAGCAAGGCGGCGAACCGTCCAGTAGGTCAAGCTCACCCACGGCTTTGCCGATCTCAGTCAAAATCTGCTCTGGTGTCAGTTTGCGAACGTCTCCCGGCAAAATTGTCGTGTCGGGCCAGTTTGCTCGATAGGTGTTTATGGCCTCGGGGATGAATTCATTGATGGCTAAAACTTTGCCGCCAGCCATGCGGTAGCCAGTAGATGAGCCACCGCCGCCAGCAAATAAGCTCACGGCTTCAAATTTTGGCTTGTTTATCGCAGCCGCCGCTTTGATTTCGGCAACGCTTGGCACAATGTAATCACTCATCAAATTCAAACCCACAGCGAGGGCACTTGTGGCCCATATCGGTTTCGTCTACCTCTTTGAACTCGTCTGGGCTTTCTGGGTCTATAAGTTTGCCGAACATAACTTCAGTTAGCTCATCTGCGCTGAATCCTGTCATATCAAGCGAATAATCAGCCTCATCGAGTGCGTGCAGTTCTAATTTAAGTAGCTCGTCATCCCAACCTGAATTTAATGCAATTTTGTTGTCTGCCAGCACATAAGCGCGTTTTTTTGTTTCGCTCCAGCCCTTTGCCACCATCACAGGCACTTCGGTCATCTTGAGACGCTGTGCCGCCAATGTACGCCCATGCCCTGCAATGATGCCGCCCTGCTCGTCTACCAGAATCGGTGTAGTCCAGCCCCATTCTTTGATGCTTGCCGCAATTTGGCCTATCTGCTCGTCTGAGTGTGTCCTGGCGTTACGGGCGTAAGGAATCAGTTTGTCAATGCTCCAGCGTTCTACCTTGTCTGCGGGATTGGTCATTTGTCCAACATTTCTTTGGTTTTCATATAAGCATTGTGCCACATTTGTGATTTTTCGTCTTTGCTCATTTTGCCTTGGTCAAGATTGGCATGGCAAGTAAAGCAAAGCGCCGCCACAAACTCATCGCTGGATTTAATCCCCCGTCCTTTGCCGTGTTCTCCAGCGTTCGAGTGTGCCGCTACTACTGTCCCATCCTCTGCCCCACAGTGCTGGCAGGGTAATGCTCGGCAGGCTTCTAGGCGCTTTTTATCCCGCAAATACTTTGTTTTGGGGAACATCATGCCGAAAATCTCACGCCTTTTTCTGCCCCGAATGCTTCCATTAAAGTCTGTAAATCGCACATCTCCGCTTTGGTCATCTTGCTGGTTGACTGCCCTAGCACGACAAATCCACCGTCTAAGCCTGGCACTACGTCCTGCTTTTTAAGTGCCGCAGTGAATACGTGCTTCCATTCCTCTGGCGTAAGTTTTCGCCCGTACCAGTCAACTTGGTTGCTTATTTCGTCAAGCATGGCCCAAAGTCGGGAGTTTTGCTCAAGGCTGCGCGTTGCTGGCTTAATCTCGAGCACCATTTTATGCCCTGCCATCAGTGCGTTTTTTAGCTGCGGCCAGATTGTTTTTGTCATTGCTGCATGGGCCTGGACTGGCTCCCAGCATTGAATTGCGAGTTTCATTTCATTACCCCAATCATTCTTAAAGCGGCTTCAGGGCCATCAACACGCACTAGCGTACCTCCGGCCCACTTTGCAAAAAAAGCCTCCTGAAGCGCCGTTAAACGCTTTTTAGGCCCATCTTTAATCTCTACCAGAAACGTATGCCCTTTGTACCCTACGAGTAAATCTACAGGTAGACCAATAATCCAAACGTAAGCGCCAGCCGCCCTAAGTGCTGTCACCACTTGAGTGGAGTTAGCGTCAATCCTTGCTGCTCGGCGCATTTAAGATTCTCCAGGCGGTTGCTGCACAGAGTGGGACTTGTCCGTTTCCAATGGCTTTAAGTCTGTCCACCCTAGCGGCCACCCCATCAGCCACTCGACCCACTCGGGGTTCAACTTTCCAGAAGTCGGATGAACAACCATCGATAAGCCAAGTTGTTTTCCTACGTCCATACGCTTTTGCACGCATGGATTGCTCATATTCCCTCTGTCCCTGTAATCGCTTGCGTTCGGTGTAGGCCAATTGACCTGTGCTGTCAGTGTCGGTGTATTCCGTTTGTGTTCGCTCGGTGCGTTCGTTTCTTTGCTCATGTGTGCTGTGGGCGTGGGCCAGGTGGGGGGGGGGGGGGGAGATATTTACCGACAATCCAAAGATCG